TAAAAATGAACGCAACTGAAACTGTTGTTAATGAAGATTCAGTGAACCTTGATTTTAGAGTTGAGTCTGACGGACAAGCAAATGCATTTAAAATAGATGCTGGTGATAACACTGCTTCTTTTGCTGTGCCTCTTACTGTTGCTGGTAGCATATTACCTGCTGCTGATGATACACATGATCTTGGTTCTTCATCTAAACAATGGAGAGATATATACACTGGGGATATAAATTTAAATAATACTAAAACAAGAGATAACGAAGTTGATGGAACAAGAGGTTCATGGACTATTCAAGAGGGTTCAGATGACCTATTCTTATTAAACAGACTTAACAATAAAAAATATAAATTTAAATTAGAGGAGATAAGCTAATGGCTATTATATCAAATGGAACTACAGTTATAGATGCTGGAAGTTTATCAGCAGGAGGAAAAGTTTTACAGGTGGTTTCATCGACAAAAACTGACACTTATGCAAGTAACCCAAATAATTCTTACGTTGATATTGGTTTATCAGCTGCAATTACTCCAGCATCATCATCAAACAAAGTTCTTATACAAATATCTTTAATGGGTCAAGGTCTTACAGCAGTGAACGTAGCAAACTTTAGATTGCTAAGAGGTTCAACAGTTATTTATCTAGGAGATTCTGATAGTAGTAGAGGTAGAGGATTTTCTACTGGTATGACAATTGAGGAATATTCTCAAGAAAGTAATAGTGGAACTTTCCTTGATAGTCCATCAACCACTTCAGCGACAACGTATAAAGTTCAAACTAGAAGTAACAATACAGTTTATGTTAATAGAGCATCAACCACTCAAGATGATGAAGGTAACTTTAGAACAGCATCAACAATTACACTTATGGAAATAGGAGCTTAAGGAGATATTATGACAGACGTAGCAAAAGCAATAAAAGAATTAGATAGTACAGCAGGATTTGTAGTAGATGGAGAACCTACTAATGAAACAGAGTATAAATCTAATGTTAAATTTATTTCTGGTGCTGATGAAAATGGAGTTGCAGTTTTTAAAGATACACAAGATTTTACTTGGTCACAAGTTTCAGCAAAAAAAGCTGAACTACAAACTGCGTATGATGCTAAAGATTATGCAAGAAAAAGAGAAAGATCTTACCCTAATTTAAAAGAATTTGCAGAAGCATACTGTGAAAAAGAAATAAATGGAGACAGTACAAAATGGGATGCTTATAAAACAGCTTATAATAAAGTAAGATCAGATAATCCTAAGGAGTAAATTATGCTTCAAAAAGTTAAATTTGCACCAGGTTTTAATAAACAAGTTACATCTACCGGTGGTGAAAGCCAATGGGTTAGTGGTGACAATGTTCGTTTTAGATATGGTTCACCTGAAAAAATAGGTGGTTGGTCTCAATTAGGGTCTGTTGATATTACAGGTCGAAACACCGCTATCCATCATTTTGTAAATACATCAGGTATTAAATATGCAGCATTAGGCACAAACAGAATACTTTATGTTTATTCTGGTGGTATTTTTTATGACATACACCCAATTAAATCTACTACAACTTTAACATCAGCTTTTTCTACAACTAACGGTTCTTCAACTGTTACATTAACTTTTTCTTCAGCACATAATATCAATAAATTTGATATAATATTGTTAGATAGTTTTTCATCTATTACTAATTCTAATTTTAGCGCTAGTAATTTTAATGACAATAAATTTATGGTAACGTCAATACCAACAGATACGACACTCACAATTGATACTGGATCTAATGAATCGGGATCAGGAGCATCTACATCAGGTGGTATTCGTGTTAGACATTATTATCCTGTAGGACCAGCAATTGAAGTTGCAACAACAGGTTGGGGCCTTGGATCATGGGGCGGGCAACAAGCAGGTCAGTTTACATCAACACTATCATCAGGAATTAATGCAAGTGTAACATCATTGACAATGGCAAGTTCAACTTCATTTCCATCTTCAGGAACGGTTATTATAGGAACAGAATTAATTACATATACATCAAATAGTGGTGGAACACTATCAGGTTTAACAAGAGGTGCTTCTGGTACGACCGCTGCAACACATTCTTCCGGTGCAACGGTAACTGATGCATCAAACTTTTTTTCATGGAATGCTGCAACATCAGGAGATATTGTAACTGCACCAGGTTTATGGTCTTTAGATAATTTAGGTAATAAATTAATTGCAACAATCAATGGCGGTGAAACTTTTGAATGGAATTCAAACCCAACAGATGCCAACAGCACAAGAGCAACAATTATAACTGGTGCACCAACAGCTTCTGCATTTAGTTTAGTATCAACACCGGATCGTCACTTAATATTTTTTGGAACAGAAACAACAATTGGAACAAAATCTACACAAGATGAAATGTTTGTAAGATTCTCGTCTCAAGAAGATATTAATACTTATACACCTAGTGCAACCAATACTGCAGGTACACAAAGACTTGCAGATGGATCAAAAATTATGGGAGCAATCAGAGGTCGTGATGCAATTTATATTTGGACTGATACTGCATTATTTATTATGCGTTTTGTTGGTCCACCATTTACATTTTCATTTCAACAAGTTGGTACTAACTGTGGATTGATTGGACAGAACGCAGCTGTTGAAGTTGATGGTGCTGCTTATTGGATGTCAGAAAATGGTTTCTTTAGATACACTGGTAAACTAGAATCATTACCATGTTTAGTTGAAGATTTTGTTTTTGACGATATTAATACAACTCCTAAACAACACATCAATGCAGGATTAAATAATTTGTTTGGTGAAATTATGTGGTTCTATCCAAGCTCAAGTTCAGGAACTGTAAATAGAATGGTTGCATACAATTATCTTGACTCAAGTTCCGAGCGACCAGTGTGGACTAGTGGTACATTAGCTAGATCCGCATGGCAAGACTCAGCCGTATTTGGTAAACCGCATGCAACAGAATATGATTCAAGTGGCACAACTGCAACAACAGATACTAATTATGTTTATGGTAATAGTGATGGTACATCAACTTACTACGAACATGAAACAGGATTAAATCAAGTTAAAGAAGGTCAGACAACTGCAATTACTGCATCAATTGAATCTGGAGATTTTGATATTGGACAACAAGGGCTTGCTGGTGATGGTGAGTTTATGATGAAAATAAGAAGGGTCATACCAGATTTTTTAGCACAAACAGGAGATGCAAGAATAACATTAAATTTAAGAGATTTTCCAAATGATGCACAGGCAAGTTCTTCTTTGGGTCCATTTACAGTAACATCAGGCACACAAAAAATAGACACGCGAGCGCGTGCTAGATCAATTTCTTTAAAAATAGATAACACAAGCACAAGTCAGTTTTGGAAAGTAGGTACTTTTAGAATAGACTATCAACCAGATGGAAGAAGATAATGGCTAGAATTGTACAATCATTAACACAACCCGATAGAGAATATGATCAACAAACTCAACAGTCTTTTGTAAGAGATGTAGATAGCATAGTGCAAAAATTAAATACTACCTATCAACAAGATTTAAAAGACGAAGCAGAAGCGGAGGCATATTTCTTTGGCTAATTCATTTGTAAATAAAAAAGTAGACTTAACTTCTACATCAGCTACTACGTTATATACTGTACCATCAGCTACTACTGCTATTATAAAGTCTATATTAGTATCAGAAGACTCTGGTAATGCAGATACTATAACGGTTACTATTACTGATACATCAGATGCTGTATTTAGTGTATTTAAGACTAAATCTATATCAGCAAATGGCACAACAGAATTACTTACAGCACCTTTAGTACTACAGGAAAGTGAAGTATTAAAAGTGACTGCAGCTACGGCTAATCGACTACACGTAATATTATCAGCGCTTGAATCTAAGCCTAGAGAAGTTACAACATAGTCTTGATTTACTTGTTAAAAACAAGTATTAGTATAAATCCAGGTGAAATACCTGCCTTTTTAATATAAACAAAATTTAACATATATGATTACAAGAGCTCAAATGCGAAGACAACTACGTGCAAAAGGTGGCATTATGAATGTAGCACCTAGAGAAAAGTTTGGACTTGGCAGTAAAATAAAAGATAGATTTAGAAAACTTATACCTAATGAGATTGCAGATGTTGCAGTTAAAGTTGCACCGTTCGTTGCACCATTTAATCCTGCTATTGCAGGTATCATGAGAGGTGTAGGTAGATTTGATCAACGAGGTAGTATCAGTGATGCATTTAAACAAGGTCTTGGAACTTTTGCAGCAGGAGCAGGTGCAAGATATTTAGGTGGACAAAGAGGAATGTCAAATATTACAGGTGGTGGATTAAGAGGTGGTCTTACTAATCCATTAGCAGAGAATGTACAAAAAGGAAAAGCTTTGTTTCAAAAAGATACAGTAAACCCGTTTGAAGAAACTGCAAAAGCAGGTAACAAAGTAGCAATAAAACCAAGAGAAGGACTTAAAGTAGTTCAAAAAGGAGTTGATTTTGTAAAAGAAAAAATTCCAATGTTAGAAAATTTACCAGATGATGTAGCACAAAAATTATTAGTAGGCAGTG